AAAATATGGAATAAATTATGCCAGGGAAAAAGCAGAAAAAATTAAAGGATACCCCCTTATTATCTCGGGTTCAACTTGAGCGAGAACTATGGAATGCAGCATTGCGAGTTCCACCTCCTTTTCGTAGTAAAAAGACATATTCTCGCAAGGGCAAGGCCCGTTTTAGGGATTTCAACAAAGAGGATTAGATCCGCAACCTCTTCTTAAAAAAGATTTTTCATATCGACAAGAGTATATATTTATATGCAGATAATTGCAGATATGATAACATTTCTTTATAGTACCGCACAATTTTTAGTATTCTTTGGTATCTTCTATGGATTAATGAGATATTTTAAACCAGATGTTAAATTATTTGGACAAGTTGTAATTGGTATTAATGTATTTGCTGTTTGGCTCTATATAGCAGGTGTATTCAATCAATCTATCCCTTTCCCCCTTGCTACCCCTAAGATATTTTTACATGGGTTAGTTGCAATTATTATATATACGGTTTTAAGATTAGAGGATGGTAAGTGAGGATTACGTAATTTTATCGTTAGCTGGTTGTTGGTTGCTTTTCTGTTTTGTATCTTGGGTACAAAGTAAGTAATTATGAGGTTATTATTAATATTTGTATTTTTATTCAGTATTTTTGGGTGTTATAGTGATAATTTAGCAGAAGAACATTGCCACATAGTACTTAAAGAAGTTAAAAACCAAAGCGGAGTCACAATTGATACTTATGTATTTTGGTCAGATTGTCCAGAATATCAAACAAATTAAATTTATGAAAAAGTATTTATATAATTTAGCTAAAAAATCACCAATACGAAAATGGGCTTTATCACTAACAGGTTGGAAGTGGTTAGCATGGCAATTAATAGCGGGTGGTGTGTTTTTTATTATATTAGAAATTATATTGAATCAAATAGGAATGACTATGATTCCTTGGAAGTAATGCACAGGAGGCTTGGAGTCCCAAGATACTGTTCGTATATTTATGGTATAAATAAATAAATAAAAGGTTATGATTAAACATTCAGAATTAAGAAAATTAAGTATTGAAGAATTAAGAGGATTACAGGCTCAAATTAAGTATGTAATTCAAGATAAATTAATTGAATCTCACGAAGATATCAGAGTAGGTTCTAAAGTAAGAATCAATCATAGAAAATGTATAGGTAAAGAATATATTGTTGAAAAAATCAATAGAAAAACTTATATATTAAGAAATGAAAATGGTGGAAAAGTTAAAGCATCATTAGGTTTAATTGAAGCTATTTAATTATGAGATATATGAATCAAGATTATGTAGTACAAGAGTTGTTGGGTATGATTAGTACCCAACAACAACAAGGTAGAGTTTTTCCCGAACTATCAAATGATAGAATATTAGCGATTGCGGATTCATTTTTATTTGAATGGAATGAATTAGGTGATCCGGATGCCAATTTTGAGGCAATGTTAGAATGGACTTTAGATCAAAATTTAGCACATGCATAATATGAAAAATTTTAAGACAGATAGATTTGATATACCTTATTTAAAACCCAATTTAAAGGTTTTAATAGAAACAGATAAAGGAAAAAGATATATGAAAGTAACTAATATGGTTACTCAGAAAAAAGATGAAATATATTTTGGGCATCTAAATGATTATCTAAATAGCTCACATATATCAGATGCTAGGGACGTTACAAATGGTGTTAAAAAAGGAGATGGAGAAGGTTTATCATCTAAATATATAGGAAATTATGACCATGAGGATATTCCATTACCTAAGAATATGGATTTAGCAGAACAAATTGTTAAATTCGCTAAAGGTAAAAGAAAAGGATTTACTAAGGAATTAGTAGATCAATGGAATAAAGATTTAGAATTTGATTTACATTCAAAACTAAAAACTTATGGTTTTATGGGAGCTAAGAGATTAAACATGATATTTAAAATTTCCTAATATGAAAAATAAAACAAAAACAGGAGAATGGGTATTATATTGGATACTCGTAGCATTGACGTGTTTAGGTTTTGCCACTAGTTGTACTCCAGAACCCCTCAACTGGGTTGACCACTCCGAATATTTAAATTATGATAAAGAAAGATTCATACCAAAGGCGTTCATCGTCAAAGAAAAACAATACCAAGAAGTATATATTGACTCGCTCGAATCAGATACGTACTTCTTACTCTACGCCGAGGCAAATAAAATGCCCGAGCGCTACCGCTATAATGGCGAGTATAATATTTGGGCCTCCTTTTCTACTCCTGACGGCTATAATGATGGGACTAACACTAATTTTGTTGATAACATTCCTTATGTTAGTTCTAACCGTGTTAGGTTTGACCGTCCTAGAGTCTTTAATGGTAAAGTACAAGGCTATGAACCAAAAGAGTTGGATCTCTACACTAAACAAACTGTTGGACCGATTCACAAAACAGCCGTAAAACGGCGCGATACTATATCAATTTATATGGACGTGACATTTGATGATGAATATTTCGTTAGAGACACTTTATTCGTTGTTTTACGCCCTAAATAGTATATATGTATTATCGGATATACTCATTCTAGAGTAACCTTTCAATAAGGAGTCTGGCTGAGTCAAATTAAATAGATTTTAAAAATATGGATGCAAAAAACATGCTAGAAGGATTCTTAAATGAATTAGAATTTGTTCATGAGAATTTTAGTAAAACTAAAGAAGGTTTACTTGAAGTTGCCTTATCTCCTTTTGAACCTTTATTTATTAAAGATTCAAGAGGCAAGTATATTTCTGCTAATATAGAAGAAAAAGATAAAAAAGAACTTATAAAAACCTTTGATGAAGATCTTTTACCTATGTTTAAAGAAAATAAATACAAAAAAGGAATTGATCAAGTAAATAAATGGAAAAAAATTCTCGAAGAAAACTAGGAAAAGCCAAAAATTGTTCGTAGCTTCTAAATACGGAGAGTTTAGAAATTTAATATTTATAAAATGGGGGTTTTAGAGAAAATAGGAAAAAAGGGGGTAGGGGAAATAACGTTATATACAATTTCCGATTGTAAATACTGTCAAGCACTCAAAGGTACACTCCAAGAACTCAGAATCCCATTTACTAATATTGATGTTGAACAAAATGAAGCTGTTGGTGATTACCTAGAATCAAAACTTGGAACGGAATATTATCCAATTATATGCATTAAAAAAGCACCAGAAGAATATACTTACATAATTTCAGAAACAAATTTGGAGAAACTAAGTCGCATTCGTATATTTAACTCAATTGAGGAAGCTCTTGAGATCCTCTTACAATATTATTATGAAATACAAGTTTAATCTATGGTTTTAACAGCGGAGCAAATTAAGGAGAACTATGATGTTCTCATTAAGGGTATAGAAAAATACGTAACGGGTGATAGAAAGCAGAAATTTCTAGACTTTTATAATAGTTTAGATGATCGTATTGCTCTACTCCCAGCTTCACATAAAAAAGCGTATCATAATTGTTTTCCCGGTGGTTATGTTGAACACGTAGTTCGTGTTATTACGGCTGCATTCAAGCTACATGCTGTATGGTCGGAAATGGGAATGGCAGATACTTTTACTGAGGAGGAGTTGTTTGTCTCCGCTTTAAACCATGATTTAGGAAAAATAGGTTCACTTGAAGAGGTTTCTGTTTTTCCATCTACAGATGAATGGAGAAAGAAAAATTTAGGGGAAATGTATACTTTTAATACTAAAAATGAGTATATGACAGTTCCCGATCGTTCATTGTTTTTACTTCAACAAGCAGGAATTCAATTAACTACTAATGAATATATTGCTATAAAAACACACGATGGTTTATATGATGATGCTAATAGTCCTTATTTAAAAGGATTTATGCCCGAAACTAAACCACGTACTTCACTCCCTTATGTTTTACACCAGGCTGACCTTATGGCAGCAAGAATAGAGTTTGAACGAGAATGGAATGGTAAGTTCGGTAAAGAACAACCAAAACAAAAAGTTTCAAAACAAGATCGAGTTAATACTAACTTAGATAAAATAGGTTCTGGAAAAGATAATTTAATGAATTTAGTAAAGAATCTCTAATGGATACAATTACCATTATTTTAATCAACGTTGGTGTCCTTGTTTTTGGGGTCATTTTTTATATCATTTGGAATTTAATGAGAAAAAATGAAAAACTTGAAGATGAAATCCTTAAAAGGGACAATTATATAGAAAATATTACGACTATAATGTCCGAATCGGATCGTAAAATTAAAGAGATCGATTCAAAACAAATTTTCCAATCAGATGATGAGATAGGATGGTTTTTTTCCGGAATTAAAGAGATTCAGGAACTTATAAACGAGTATAATATAAATAAATGAACCTACCTATTGATGAAAAGCTCCAGGGGAACATTCTAACTCCACCTAAGCGAGACGAGGGTCCAATGTATACTAAAAAAGGTACATTAAGAAAAAGGAGACCTAAAACTAAAAACCAATATTTTACTGCTGATACTGAGGAGGCTATTCTTGAGTATCTAAAAGAAACTGATGAAAAAAAACGCAATCAAATATATAACGATCGTATTTGGTATGCATTTCATAAATTAACAGAAAATATTATTCACACTTTTAAATTCTACTATACTGAAGTAGATACTATAGGGGAATTACAACATGAAGTAACTGCCTTTCTTTTAGAAAAATTACACTTATATAAACAAGATAAAGGTAAGGCATTTTCTTATTTTGGTACTATTGCTAAACGTTATTTAATACTTTATAATAATAATAATTATAAAAAATTAAAACAAAGAGCAGAAGTAGACGCTGTTGATAACGATCAATCTATATTAGTAGATTTAGTTAATAATCAATCTATAGATAAACCAAAAGATGAAGCTACTGAATTTATAGAATACTTAATTCAATATTTTGATATACATTTATTTGATCATTTTCCTAAACATGAAGATGCTAGAACAGCTGATGCAATATTATCTTTATTTAGAAGAAGAGAACATATAGAATTATTCAATAAAAAAGCTATATACATTTACATTCGTGAGATGACTGATCAAAGTACTCCACAAATTACTAAAGTACTAAAACGAATGAAAAAAATATATAAAAAACTAATGGCTCAATACATTGAACATGGGACTGTTAGTATGGCATTCTAAACTTTTAGTACATCTATATTTATATCCAAAGTATAGACTATGGATTTTTCACAAGTAAAATTATTTGGAAAGAAAAACTTTTCTGATCTTTTAAAAGAAATTCACACTAATCAAAAAGATAAAGAAACACAACTACGTTCTTTAATAGAGGGTTTAAAACCATTAATTACATCACCAGGTGAAGCTACTATGATTGTTCCTTTAATAAAGGAATATATGGAACTAGCAATTAAAAATGATGATGCATTAATTAAAATGGCAGGTATAGTACAACGTGCTATGAATAGTAAAATAGCAGATGGTGATGAATTACTTTCTGAAGAAGATAAAGAAATGTTATTTAGCTCATTGCAAGAATTAGATAAAAAAACAGAAAAAACAATTGTAGATAATGTCAGGACCACTTGATTTTAGTAAAAGTGTAGGAACTTTAAATAGAACTCCTCCAGACATAACCCCCTCTAAACCAGGTTTAATACCTGTTAGAGTAACTGAAGTAAATATTAAACCAGAAAAACGAACTACTTCGTTATTTCAACAAATGGATGAATATTGGGGATTAGGGGCTATTAAATTTGAATTTTTAAATCAACCCACACCTAATTCTAAAACTTCAAATGTTACTATGGCCTTACCCATGAATGCTTCCATGAAGATATTGCCATTAGTAAATGATATAGTATATGTAACTTTAGGACCTGATAGAAATACTAAAGAACTTGAACAGTATTATTATACTCCTGCTATCCCAGTGTGGAATAGTATAGAAACTAATACTTTTCCTTCTCAAGCTTCCGAAGGTAATGATAGTACTAATACTAATACTAATGCTGAAATACAAGCAGGAATGCCTAATACTCCTAGCAATAAAACAAAAGGACCTGTATTAGGTGATGTTTTTAAAGAGCAAGGTAAAATAAGAAATTTATACCCCCAGGAAGGAGATTTTTTACTTGAAGGTAAATTTGGTAATTCTTTAAGATTTGGTTCTACTAGTAGATATAGAGGAGATTTTTCTAATTTTAAGGTTAGTCCACAAAACCCATGGAGCAAAAATGGTAGAGTAGGAGATCCCATTACTATATTAAGAAATGGGCAAAAAAAAGAAGCTATAGCTGCTGAAGTATATGATCCTACATTTGAAGATATAAATGATGATGATTCATCTATATATTTAACTTCTACACAAAACATACCTATAGAAATAGCTTATTCTAAACTTACATCATATGGTGTAGATATAACCCCACCTGAAGATACTACTAAAGAATTCCAAAAACTAACTGAGGAATTAGGAGATGAATTCACATCTAATAAAGATGCCGATGCAGTAACTGTAGTTACAGATTCAATAAATCAGGAACCTAAAGGTGATGTAACAAAACCGGCAGCCTTATCTCCCCAAGAAGCAAATAGAAATTTAAGTGTAGATAGATCAGTAGGTGATGTACCTAGAGAAGAATTTGAAGGAGGTTTATAATGGAATTTATATTAGAAATATATAATATAATAATTGAATTATCCCAATATCTTTTTGATATACCCGAGGGGATAAGTTATGCTCTTTTTGGAATAAAGAAAAAGAAAAAGAAAGCCAAAAAAGCATTAAGAAAAGCAGAAACACAAATAAGTTCTGCTATGAAGAGTGCTAATTTAGATTCAATACCTAATCCATCTTCCCCTAATGCCCCTAGAACCGAAACAATAGATGGAAACTCCATATCTGGTCTAGATTTACCATCCGTTCCTTTTAAACCAGAATATCCATACCGTGGAAAACAAATAATATTAAATTCAGGTAGATTGCATTTAAATGCAAATAGTGATTTTATACTTTTAAATTCTAAAAAATCTATCTCTTTAGGTGCTCCTGGTAGTATAAATATAGATACTGATGGAGGATTTATTGTAAATGCTGGTAAAATAAAACTGGGTATAGGAGATGCTTCGGAAGAACCCTTAGTAAAAGGTAATGTTTTAAACCAAATTATTACCCTTCTTAATATAGGATTACAAAATGCGGCCAATGGTTTAAAAAATGCTGAAGATGCAGCAGGTAGAAAAATACTTGGGTGTGAAATAGCAGCGGAGGACCTGCAAAGTGCAGCAAAACAAATGGATAGTCTTAGGACAAGCTTATTATCCAAACAAAATTTTACTAAATAATGGCAGGACCTTACGGGAAAATACAGAATATGATAAAAAAGGCTAAGAAATCTACTGATAAATTTCTTATAACCTTAAAAAAAACTAATAGTCAAATTCTAATAGGGTCTAAACAAATTGATGTAGCTAAAAGACAGGAAACTTTATTTGAGGGTGGCAAAAAAAGAGCCGAATTATTAAAGGACATTGATTTTTTCAAGGATCCTAGTGTTATGACTATGATTTCTATGTTAAAATCTCTTAATTCTTTTGAATTATGTAACCCGGCTTCTTTTGCTATAGATCAGGGAATTAAATCTATACAAAGAAAAGACCAACAATTACAAGACTTAGGAGGGGAAGGAACCGGAGCAGGACAATTATTAGAAAAATTTGAAAATGTTCAGGGAAAGTTAAGAGAAGTTTTTAATGTAATTAGAAATTTTAGTTTAACACCTGGGGAAACTGAAGTTACAGGAGTAACTACTTCTCAAGCAGTTCCAATATCCAGAAGTGAAAAAGTTACTATTACTTTACCACCTAGAAAAAATAATAAACCTTATGCTATAAATAATGGAACAGTTATTACATTAAGAACTACAGATCCTAAAACCGTAGCTCATATGACGGGAACTGTTGAAACACTTCCGGAAATTCAATCTGACGAAAGAGGTCAAAGATTTGTTATAGGAGCCAATAATTATACAATTTCAATAGATACAGCCTCAACTTCATCTCCACCTAAAGATAAACAAGGAAATGTATTAACTTTTATAAATTTTAATGCTACATTTACTAAAGAACAAAACCCTGATATACAGGCATTAGCTGGCGAATTAAGTGATGCAGCCGATCTTCTTAGAGAAATAGGCTTTCAGGATATAGTAAATGATCTTAAAGATATCCCCCCTAAATTTCCTGGATTAAGTAAAATTAGAGAATTAGCTATTAAACTTCAGAATTTTTTTGATGGTGTAGGTACTGCATCCGCTCAATTGGGGGATGAAGTAGATGATGCATCTCAATTTTTAAGTGGAGGATATACCACTAGACAAGTATTAGAGGGTTCTAGATTATTTGCAGAATTTAATAGGAGATTAGAACCCATTTTAAATTTAGAGAATTCTATAGTTAGTGGTTATAAAGATGTTATTGAAAATGTTAATAGTATTTTAAGGGATGTTATTCCTTTTCAGGAAATATCTAAATTTATAACATTTATAAGAGATTTTGTAAGAGTTATTCAAGGGGTAGTGAGTATGATATTAGTTTTACTAAAAACTATAAATGGTATTATTAAAGTAGTAATGACTATTTTAAAGGTATTCAAGGTAGTATTAAAAGTAGTAAAATTAGTGGTGAAGGTACTCCCAGCTATGTTCCTACCTGTAGGTGTTATTACTACATTTACTGAAAAAATTGAAAATGTAGAGGGTGCTATTGGTGAAGTAATAGAATATCTAGCCATTTACTCTGAATTTTTACAAGGTGTAATAGACGGCTTACAATTTACAAAATATGCCTTAAAAATAGTAATAGAGGAATTAACTAAATTAGCGGCCAAATTAGGTAGTTGTGGTGCTCTTAAAGGTAATGGTATGGAAGCTAGTATGACATCAGCAGTATCATTAGTTAGAGATTCCCTAAGAGGATTAACTCAAGCAGCTCCTGATGAAGACTTCTATCCGGACGATCCAAATTCACCAGGTGGTGGTTTAGGTCCAGCAGCCGGTGAAAATGTAAGACCATATGGTACAGGTCCTTTTATACAAACCCCTGGGGGTGAAATTATGTTTTTAAGTGATTCTATTATAGGATTTGATGAAGATGGTAATCTAATATTTTTTGCTAATTTAACTTCATTATCTACCGGGGTTAGATTTAATAGTACATTAGGGCAAGATTTTAGAAATAGAAATTTACGATTTTATACTTTTGATAAATTTAGAAATTCACAAGCTTCAATGTTAAATGAAGCAGATAGAATAGCTGAAGAAAGAAGAAATGCAATAAAAGAAATAGATCCAACAGATAGATTTGGAAATTTTGCAGAAAAATATAAAGGATATACTATTAAAATTCAAGAAGAAATAGATGATGATGATTTAAATACTCAAATTGTTACAAGAAGAAGAGGTATAGCTTTAGATTCTGCCGAATCATTAGTAGTCTCCACAGATTTAACCTTTTCAGATAATTTATCACAAATAGTAAATGAAGTTAAATTTCAAATAGATCAATTAATTCAAGAAGGTGTAATAGGAATTAATACCTCGGACCCTCAAGCCAATACTATTTCAGATGATGATGCTATTGATATAGCAGAAGGTACTGGAGCTAACCCTGTAGCTATAAACAATTTAAGAGCTCAGAAAAATAATAAGGCTGCAGCTAGTATCCCTGATAAACCTGGTAAACCAGTTAAGTCAAGAATAGGTAATCAACCTTTTGAATCTAATAGAGATCTTAAAATACCTTCTCGAGGAAAAACTGATGGTGGATCGCCTAGTCAACCTATTAGGGTAGAGGGAGTAGCTCAAGCTGGTATAGATGCATTTGTAGAATCTACTCCAGAACTAAAATCATTAGCTAATAACTTAAGTACGATAAATAGAGCTACTACATCTCAATTATCTAACATATTAAGAGACCCAGGTGTTCAAAATATGTCTGAGGAAGAATTAGTTCAAAAATTAAGAGGTGAAATATTAAGTGGAGTAGATCCTAATCCTGATAGAATAGAGGAAGTTAAGGATAAAACTCAAGAATGGTACAGAGGTATAAGAGCACAAGCTAGAGTAGACTTTAATCAATTAGTAGCAGCTCAACAACAAACATCTACAGGTAATGCTAGAGGTAAGGGTGCTAAATTTAGAACTAGTGGTAAACCTAAACCTGAATTTGAACCATTTGTTACTAAAATTGAATTAAAAGAAATTCCAAAATGGATAGAATTACTTAGAAGAAATAAATATACTCAATCCGAAATTGATGCTGGTTTATCAGGTGAAGGTATAAGAGACAAATATGAAATTAAGGTTGATGAAGATGGAAAAATCGATATTAGAAAAAAATTGGCATTTAAAAATGATAATTTTGAAAAGAAAAAAAGAGGATAATGATTTCACTTATATTACAAATAATTAAATTCGTAATTGTTAGGTTGGCATCTGCTAGAATTTTAAGTAGCTTCAATTCACAATTATTAAAAATAGATGCTTGGTTAGAAAAACATCTTAATATTGATCTAATTAAACAGGAAGAAAAATTTTATCAAAAATATCCTAATATTGAAAAAAGATTAAAAGATATTGAAAAAAAATTGGAGAAAAATTAAACGAATGAAAAATACATTAAATAAATATTTATAATCATGAAATTAGAAGCTTTTAGAAAAGTAATTAGAGAAGAGGTAAGAACAGTAATTAAAGAAGAACTTTCATTAATTATGCAAACTCCTATAACTGAAACTAAAACAGTAAAAAAGCCGGTTGTAGAAGTAAAAAATAAAAAATCTACACTATCCGATATTATAGAAGAACCTAAATCACAAAATAAACCTACAAAACCTTTATTTGAAGGAGTAGGAGCACTTTCAGATGTATTAAACCAAACACATGCTGAAGGAGGTTGGAGAAATATGGGGAGTATGACGGCTAAAGATGCAGTTTCATATCAAGGTGGAATGCCCGGACAAGAAACTAAAGTAGTAGATTCAGTTAATGATATGGTAGCGGGACAAAAAACTTCAGATATCAATCAAGTAAGTATTGATTCTGTACCAGATTTTTCTGGATTAATGAGTAATTTAAAAGATAAAGGTAAATTATAATGGCTGATTACTTATTTAGAAATGTAGATATTTTAGATTTAAAACCTAGTACTGGAGTAGGTATAAAAATACCTTTTGATGGTGCTACAGGTATTAATACTACATTTACTACTCAAGATGCCATAAAATCTAATTTACTAAATTTTCTTTTAACTGGTAAAAGAGAAAGAGTATTAAATCCCGGATTTGGTTCTGGATTAAGAGAACTAATGTTTCAACCTTTAACGGATGATTTAAGGGGTGATATGGAAAACTTAATAATAGGAGGAGTTAATGAATTTTTTCCTAATGTTCAAATTAATGATTTAACAATAGATTTCGTTCAAGAAGAATCAAAAGTAATTATAAACCTTAATTATTCCGTAATTAACACTAATATTGAAGACGAAATTCAAATAAATATAAACAATGGCGGAGTCTAAACAAGTACAATATTTAAATAAAGATTTTGATGGATTCAAACAAAAATTGTTAGAATTTGCAGAAATTTATTATCCTAATACCTATAATGATTTTTCAGAAAATTCAGCTGGATTAATGTTAGTAGAAATGGCCTCATATGTAGGTGATGTACTTTCATTTTATGCTGATAGTCAAGTTCAAGAAAATTTTATAGAATTTGCCAAACAAAGAAATAACTTATTATCCTTAGCTTATAATAATGGTTACTTTCCACAAGTAACTAATGCAGCTACAGCCGAAATAGAAGTATTTCAATTAGTCCCCTCAACTATTACCTCTGGATTAGTAGAACCAGACTACAACTATTCCTTAATTATTCAGGAGGGGTCACAATTAAGATCGGGAAATGAAAAATTTTATATAGAAGATAAAATAGATTTTTCTGTATCTAGTAGTTCAGATCCTACTGATGTATCAGTTTACTCTATAGATTCAGATGATAATCCTAATTTTTATTTATTAAAGAAAACTAAAAGAGCAGTATCTGGAGAATTTAGACAAACTACTTTTACATTTGGTGCTCCTGAAAAGTTTCCTACTATAGAATTAGAAGATACTAATATTATAAAAACAACTCAAGTAACTGATTCAGATGGTAGACTTTATTATCCTGTAAATTATTTAGCCCAAGAAACTATTTTTGATCCACAACAAAATATAGCTCAAAATGACCCTAATTTTGCTCAGTATGGTGATACAACACCTTTCTTATTAAAATTAAGAAAAGTACCTTATAGATATATTGCTAGATATAAAACAGATAATAAATTACAACTACAATTTGGATCAGGTATTTCTTCTGGACCAGATGAAACTATAATTCCTAATCCAGATAATATAGGTTTAGGATTACCATATGGTGTGGATAAATTAACTACAGCATTTGATCCTTCTAATTTTTTATTTACTAAAGCTTATGGGGTAGCCCCCTCCAATACTACATTAACTGTAAACTATTTAGTAGGAGGAGGAGCCTCCGCTAATGTACCAGCTAATACTATTACAACTTTTGATTCTGGTAGTACTTCATTTTTTGGTGCTAATTTAGATTCTACATTACAAGATACAGTAACGGATTCTTTAGCATTTAATAATCCAAGCCCTGCTGTAGGGGGAGGAGATGGCGATACTAATGAAGACATTAGGTTAAATACTATTTCTCAATACCCATCTCAGTTAAGAACAGTAACAAAAGATGATTATGTTATAAGAGCTATGTCTTTACCTTCACAATTTGGAGTAGTATATAAAGCTTATATAACACAACAAAATGAACAAATTTCAGATAGAATATCTGTTTATGATGAAGAAAATGTTAATGCATTATGTTTACATATTTTATCAAAAGATTCAGGAGGAAAATTAACTAATTGTGATCCGGCTTTAAAACAAAACTTAAAAACTTATTTAGCGGAATATAGGATGCTAACAGATGCTGTTACTATAAAAGATGCTTTTGTTATTAATATAGGTATAAATTTTGATGTAATTTTATTGCCTAACTATAATAATAGTCTAGTATTAAATAATATAATAACAGAACTAACATCATTTTTTGATACAGATAAAATGCAAATTAATCAACCTATTTTAATTAATAATGTTAGAAATGTAATTGACCAAGTAGATGGAGTACAAACAGTTAAAAAATTAGAAATAGTAAATAAAGTAGGAGAAAGTGGTGGATATTCTCAATTTGCTTATGATATAAAAGGAGCTACTATAAATGAAGTATTATATCCTTGTATAGATCCTTCTATTTTTGAAGTTAAATTTCCACTTATAGATATTCAAGGTAAAGTAGTAACAAACTAAAAAAATGGCAGTATATAAATTATTTTCGGAAAAAGACACCACTATATTATCCCAATATCCGGCTCAAAATACTGGTAGAGATGAAATATTAGACATTTCTAATTATAATGGTTTAAATATAAATTCATCCGCAGCCGGAGACTTACCGGCTGTAGCTCGTTCTTTAGTACAATTTAGTCAAACTGAAATTAGTGGTACTATAGCAGATAAAATAGGAGCTTCGGAATACTCTGCTAGTTTAAAATTATATCTAGCAAACGCTGAAAATGCTCCCCTAGATTATGAAATATATGCTTACCCTATTTCAGGAGCATGGGATATGGGTACAGGAAAAACTAGTGATAGTCCTAAAACTGAAGATGGATGTTGTTGGGGATTTAGAGGAGCATCAGGTTCAAATGCTTGGACTGCTAGTGGTTTTCCTAATTTTGTAACAGCATCATATGGAACAGCTATAGGAGGAGGAAATTGGTATACAGGTTCAACTACGATTAATCCTGAGGCATCACAATCATTTACATATACTAGTGATAAAGATATTTCCCTAGATGTAACTAATACTATAAAATTATGGACAGCAGCTAGTTTTTCAAATGATGGGTTTATTTTAAAATTAGGTGATGAAAATGAATTTGTTGATGAATATGTTGAAAAACAATATTTTTCTATGGATACTCATACCATATACCCACCTGAATTAGAATTTAAATGGGATGATAGTTCATATGATACACCTTTAACAGCAGTAACATCTAGTGATTTTGTACTTGGGTTTACTAATTTAAAACAAGAATTTGAAGATAGTGGGGTATATAAATTTAGAGTTAAAGTAAGAGATAAATTCCCTGCTAGAACCTTCCAATCCAGTTCAGTTTATTTAAATGCAAAAGCATTAACCTCATCCTCATATTGGGGGTTAAAGGATATTAAAACAGATCAAATGGTAATTGATTTTGATACTTCATATACTAAAATAAGTGCTGATAGTGGTAGTAATTATTTCACAGTACATATGGATGGTTTAGAACCAGAAAGATATTATCAATTAATGATTAAAACAATAGTTGAAGGTGAAACTCTTATAATTGAAGATAAAGGTAATTATTTTAAAGTTGTTAGATAATGGCAAAAGAAGAAGTACAATTTAATAAAGAAGTTTATGGTAAGGTTACTTACCCTAAAATTGTAAATACAGAATTTTCAGAATTAGTAACTGTGGAGGATGCTCCACTAGCTATACCGGAACCTATGACAGTAGCTGAATTTTTTGAAGAATATGATAGACTATTCTTCCAAATCCCCAGAACTGGAGCTAATGCTTCTCATACCGCTTTAGTGGATAGAAGTTCTTCATATATAGGGGTTGCTGGTCAATCTTCGGAAATTGAAGCTTTATTAAACGAAATATCAGATCTAAGATTACAATTACTTACAGCACAACAAGAAATTGTGAATTTATCAGCTAATGTATAATGGAAGAAATAACCGTAATATCTACTGGTTCGGCAGAATTTATTAACCAAAATTATTCTCCTAAAGATGAAAATTTATTTAATACATTTTCATTAAATAGAGATTATGGTGCTCCACAAGATGTAATTGAGTTACATGTTTTTGATGGTGGAGGATTACTTCTAACCTCTTCTTATGATTTTAATAATTTTCAAACCCAATTAACTGATCCTTCTTCAAGTTTATTTAATAAAATAATTATTGACCCAGAGGAAGATGTTAAAAATTTAGGTTTTGAAGCAGGTACTTTTAATTTAACTTATTATCCATATAGAAATATACTTCTAAGTAATGAACAAAGAAGATTTTTTATTAAGGATATTTCTGATGATAGAACAGAACTTAGAATAGTCACAAATGAATTATCATACGATGCATTAAGTACATCTTATTTTAATTATATAAATTCAAAAGCTAATAAAAGTTTTTATTCCGATTTTCTTTTAAATTTTGGTGATAATAATACAATATTAGGAGTTAATACTTTATTAGATACTGATTTAACTACCGAACCTAGTGTTTATATAAAATTATATGAAGCACTTCCCGATAATCTGGGAGAAAAAGATACTTTATGGCTTTCAGAACAAATATCAGATCCATTTACTTATAAAGTAGATATAAACATATTACCTGATGAAGAAGAAGAAGAAATTACTTTATTAAGGGGACCTAATACTAATGTAGATTTAAATTTACAAACTAATGTAACTACAAAATATCTTAATGTAAGTGAAATTTTAGATAGTCCATTAACTTCTTCTTTACAACAAATAAAATCTATATTAGAAGAAAAAAGCGTAAATATAAATATAGATTATGAAGATTACAATAATTTTGTCCATTTTTCTTCCGCTTATCAAAGATTAGAAAATTTTAAAGAAAAATTAAGATTAATTGAAGGATATCAAAGTGATTTAGATTCTTTTAAAGGATTAGGTCCCTTAACAGATCAAAGCCATATATCATCCTCCAAAGTAACTTTACAAAATAATATTGATACTATCATTAGACAATTTGATGGGTATGAATATTTTCTTTATTATACTTCTGGATCAAAATCATGGCCTAAATCCGGCTCTACAGTAGCACCTTATACTAATTGGGGAGTAGATTCTGTATCCGCTTCAGTTTGGTACGGATCAGAAGATGAAAATAGTGACTTTTTTGGAGGTCAAATACTATCAGCCTCACTTTATAATGATACTAATAGAAACTATATTTGGAATACCCTTCCTGCTTATATAAAAGAGGATCCTCAAAATAGTAATTTAGAATTATTATCCTCTATGTTAGGTCAACATTTTGATACCTTATGGACTTACACTAGAGCTTTAACAGATATAAAAGATAATGATAATAGAATAAATAAAGGTATTTCAAAGGACCTAGTAGCGGATACCTTACGTTCTTTAGGTATTAAATTATATACTTCTAATAGAACTAATGAAAATCTATTCCAAGATTTATTAGGCCTATCACCTTCTGGTTCAGCTACTCCCGATACCGGTTCTCAAAGAGTAGAAACATATGTTTCTGTATCTAATGAAGCTAATACTACAGATAATTTAAATAAAGAAGTATATAAAAGAATATATAATAATTTACCTTATTTATTAAAAACTAGAGGTACTAGACAAGGTTTAAGAGCATTAATAAATTGTTTTGGAATTCCTGAAACAATTTTAAAAGTAAATGAATATGGAGGAGATCAGAAAAATGTTCCTACTGTAAATCAAGTTATAGATAGGTTTGCTTATGGGTTAAATACTAATCCATTACATTTAACATCATCTATATCATCTAGCACAATAAACATTCCATGGTTACCATTTGTAACTAATTTTTCTGATGAATGGCAATCAGTAAATGTAAATTGGAATATTATAGAAGGTGTTTGGAATGGACCTAAAGCGGCTAGTGCAACTCCAGATACAGTAGAATTTAGATTTAAATCAAATGGTATCCCATCTTCTTCTTACTATAGTCAATCATTATTTCAAGTAAGACAGGATTCTGATACTAAGTTTGGAGTACAATTATTATATCCTTCGGCTTCTAATGCCTCATATGGAAGTCCTGTATTAAATGATAGATATTCAGTATATGGTGAACTAAGATTTTTCTTATCAGGTTCACAAGGATATGCTAAAACAGAACCTATTTATGCCCCATTCTTCTCTGGTAGTTGGTGGTCATTAAAGTTAAACAGAGAAACTAGTAGTGTCTTTATATTTGATAGTGGTTCAAATCAAGATTATACATTAACAGTAAAAAGTACTGATTATAATGGTAAAGATGGTACTTTTATAAAATATCAAGCATCACAAAGTTTACATATTAATGGAACAACATCTGCATCATATAATGGTTCTTGGCATGACTTTAGATATAGTTCAGGAAATTTAGTATTAGATGGACATTTAGGAGGTACTGGTAGCAATAATGTATTATCACCAGATGGAGTAGTATTTGATGGTGCTTTCCAAGAGGCAAGAATGTGGTCAACTATATTAAGTGAATCTGCCTTTAATCAACATGTATTAGATCCACGTTCTATAAGATCAAATGAAGTTACTTCATCAATGTTTGATCTAATATTTAGACTACCCTTAGGAAATGATTTACAAATATCAGGTTCATTTGGAGACAATAAAGTAACCTCAGTACATCCATCCATAACTGGTTCATTTGTACCTACAGCTTCTTTCTTCTTAGGTACTGGTTCTTCTACTGTTTCTTATGGAATAATAACGAATTTTACCGGTTCAAGTTATCAACCAACGGAATACTTTGCATTAGTAGAATCACCTAATTTAGGCGCTTATAATCCCGTAGATGATAAAATTAGGATAAAAAATACATCTCAAGTTTCTGGTTCAACTTTATCACCTTATGTATCCATACAAGATATTTCTTTCCCTCCTAACCAAGAAACTATTGATGTAAATGATGTAGAAGTAGCTATATCACCACAAGATAGCATAAATAAAGATATTACAGAACAGTTAGGATATTTTAACATAGATGAATTTATAGGTGATCCTAAGTTAGCTTTATCATCATCCTATGATGGGCTAGATCATGTTAAAAAATTCTATTTTGATAAATACTTTAGAAAACAAAATATTACTGATATAGTTCAATTATTATCATATTTTGATAGTTCATTATTTAAAATGATTAGGGATTTCGTTCCTGCTTCAACTGAATTATCAACTGGATTTTTAATTAAATCTCATTTATTAGAAAGAAATAAAACTAAAAGATTTGATCCTTCATTTACATTTATAGACTTTAGTGGTTCATTAACTGTACCTAGTATAACTGGTTCAAATCCAATGAATGAAAATCTAGATACAAGCTATACTGGAAAAATTTTAATCCCATCTAGTTCGGCTAATACTATTACTGCATCGGGGGTAACTTTTAATTTTACTGATAATAGAGAACCAATAACAGGAGAATTTAGTGGAAGTGAATTTACAGCATATACTCAACCTACTTCTAGTATGGTTACAGAAAAAAGTTTATTTAGAGTAGGTCCTGATACATCCACAGCTGCATCATTTTCATTAATACCTTTTAACCCAGAATTAAATAATGTTATTGAAGCAAGAAAATCTAATCAATTTATGGATGTGGATTATTCTACTAATATTATAACACCTGTAAATATAGGATTTATTACTAGTAGATCTATAGGTGATATTACTGAAGCTGATAGTCCTTTTTTAGATGCACCTATTCAAGATAGTAATTATTCTTTACAAAGATATTTAAGACCTAGATATTTAGGTTCTAAAACAATATCTCAAGAATATAACGTTTATAATGAAGGAGATGAATCATATGGATCTTCTCCCTCAATAGATTTAAACTCTTTAAAATTTGCTTATTTTTCAGAAATTGTAGAAACAGGATCCGCATTTCCAGAAAGGGCAAATGTGTATTTAAAATATTTAATTGATGGAAGATCTAATGTAGTTGAATTAACTAGGGAAAATGAATTTATATTTGAAGTACAAAATATATTTAATCAAAAGAAACAATTAGATATATCTTTAGATAATAATATAGAATTTTCTGAACAAAAATATTTAGATGGTATAAAACCAATATATGCTGGAGGGTTTAGTTATTTACCTATGTTGCAAAACCCTACTGGAAGTAGTACTTTAGTATATAAATTTACTACGGGATCTATAGAAACTGAAGACCAAGGAGATATCTTACCTTTACCTGATAGTTTAGAAGGTAATTATGTACAAATAGGTAATTATGAATTAGGAAACATTCAAGTTGTTAGTGGAAGTAACTTTGTATCTATAGCAGGAACACCTTCTATTAATTTAACTAGAAATACACCTGTAAATAGAGATTCTATTTGGTGGGATAATGATTTATTAATTAATGTAGAAGGAGAATTAGAGTTAAAATTAACAATTCCTAAAAATCCTTCTGCTTCATTTGATGATTTAAGATGGAATCCGTTTAATGGTACTTCCCCATTACAGTCCTCTTCAGTTGACCTGGGAGAATCGGCTATAATAAAAGCTGTTTATTATGTAAGTAATTCTGCTGTAGTACCTAAAAATACAGATTCCACTAATGCATTATTAGAATACTCAGATTCTGCATTAGGAGGAGTTTTTCAAACCTCTGATACTAATCCTTTAATAGGTAGTGCATCATTAGAAATAGGATTACAATCAGCCCAATATTCAGTACCAAAACAAACTTATTATTATCCATCTGATCCTATAGTCAGTATAACAGGTAGTATTACTGATGGAGGAGATGCTGATAATGGAGGAGCATTTTTCCTAAGAAATAATACGGGTTCATTTAATATTTTAACAGCTTCCGTGTCTATGTCAACCCATTTTGGTAATTTCCAACAATCATCTTCTATATATGTTTCTCAATCCGATTCATTTGGTGTAGTAGATGAAGAATTTTTTATTGAAGAAGGGGATATTTTTAGATTTGTAGATAAAAAAGCGGGATCGGCTGGTACAGGTAGTGGAGTATTTCCAAGAGAATTTGAAAGACAAGTAAAAAGAGTAAATACTGTACTTAGAGATGAAGTAACTAATACTAGAAGAATAACAATTGAATTTGACAAAGACATACCAGCCAGAGCTTGTGAAGATTTTACAACGGCTGCTAATGGTAATAATGCCAGACAAATAAAAAGATTTGTAATTTTAAAGAAAGTAGAAGATGAAACCAACATAGTTTTAGATTTTCCTAAACAACCTGGTAAAACATCTTCCGGAATTATATTATCTAGTGATACACCTAAAATTATAAAGGATAGAGCTGGTAATATAGTTAAAGAATTAAAATCACAAAATTTAATTTCATAAAAAAAGAAAAATACTATATTTATATATAACAAGAATAAACCATGGGATACTTAAACAATATTACAGTTACTGTAGATGCCATCCTAACAAAAAAAGGACGTGAATTATTAGCACGAAATGATGGCTCTTTTCAAATTACACAATTTTCTTTAGCTGATGATGAAATAGATTATACACTATATAATCCTAATCACCCATCTGGCTCCGCTTTTTATGGAGAAGCTATTGAAAATATGCCCGTTATAGAGGCGTTTCCGGATGAAACACAAATAATGAAATATAAATTGCTTACTTTACCTAGAGGTACTGCTAAGTTACCTGTTTTAGAATTAGGATTTACTACTATTACTCTGAAACAAGGTGCATCACTATCATTAACACCTCAAACATTAAATTATCTAGGAACCGATTCAACATTTGAAGCAAGTGGTTATACTGCTACTATAGGGGATTCTAGAACATTACAAACTTTTGAAGGTGTAGGTGTAAATACGGCAGATGCTGCAGATTTAAATACAACTAGTACTATTGGAACTAATGTCTCCAGAACAGTAATAGGTACTACTTTAAATTTAACAGCCACAACTGTTAATACATTATTTGGAACTTCAACTACCTTAAATACAATATTAACTGTTACTGGTAGAGATTCTGGAGCACGTTTAACAATCCCTGTGAATATAACTAAAGTAACTACATAAAATAATATAATATGAGCTTCGTAAGTTTAAACGCCAGTGATTTTGTAGTTAGCGCAGATTCCATAACTTCTACTTTATGGACGGGAGGAGTACCTACATTAAATAATTTTTTTACATCTTCAGCTACATCTTCATTTAATTTCTTTTTAGATGTTTTTCAGACTAGTTCAGTAAGATCTGATGCTGAAGTACAATTTTCAATTGCCTATGGAGAGGTAGAAGGTTCAGGTTCAGCTCCATTTAATAATTTAGTAACAGGAAGTTCTCCTTCAAAAG